CTGTGATGGTGGGATTTTTTCTAGCGCTCCTGGACGGTCTTGTTTTTTCCAGATGACTTTTCCTTGAGACGTTTGAAACAATGAACTTGGATTTACAACAGAATCCTCCTCGGCAATCCATCCAGAATTAATTTGTGAATCAAACATGTCGATCATCTGGGAGCGTCGTCTATTACCTTCCCGTTGTGGGTCTATTTGACACCTAACAAGAGATTGTACTTTGAGCGACCAGTCGTCGGACTCGCTATCAAACGTTCCTATAACTGGCACAAACGGGTATTCGTCGAGTCCGTAAGGGTTGATATCCGTTTTGATAACTTCGTTATTCACTAAAATATGGCGTTCGATATAGCGTTTCGGCTTCTTGACAATTTCAATCGTCGGATACATTTGCTTGAGAAGATCAAGACGTGCTTTATCACCATCCCATTCGGTAAACTCTCCCGTCTCCATATCTACAAGCATGGAAATATTTTTCCATTTCTGCATGTAGAATTCAGAATAGGCGACAAGATCTTGTGCACCCGGCTGACGTTGATATGGAAGCCATGTGAATTTTCCGTCTGTGCCACCCTGCTTTTGGAGATTTTTAATCTCTTTTTCATGCCCAGGAAGCAATGACGCGGCTTGATCTGGAAATAGATATTTGCGTTTGATTATGTACGAGCAGTCGGAAAAATCTAACTGTGTAAAATAGGGATCCGTGATAAAACCAGAATACGGTTCTCGAATGAATTTTATATCACCATCTATCAAATCATCTCTAAAATCCATGTACACTGAGGCCAGATTCCAGCCTGTTTTACATGCACCGCCGAAACAATCTGAGATAAGTTGATACCCATTGCCAGCTTGGAATGCGTACAAGAGTAGTTGAGAAAATTGATCGGCTGTAAGTTGATCTGAATTTTCAACAGGTGAGACAACGGACGATAGACGATTTTTGCGCTGATATCCCGTGACGAGGTTTATGTTTCGGCGGATGCGGTTAAAGACGTAGCAGTTACGGCCCGCTTCTTTGAGGGCACGTTGTTCGTCGGCATTCCACTGATCGCCGAGAAACATGCGTAGATCGCGCGCCGCTGCATCGTAATATGGCGACCAAGCAGAGTATGCCTCGTCATAGAACTCGTCGAACTGTTTTTTTATATCTAAATCGTTCGTTACCATCTATCCGCCGTAAACATGAAGTTTTCGACGAGATAAAAGCCTGAACTATTGACACTGGACTATTAACATTTGGCGATTTCTCGCTTAAAGACTACTGAGGACTATTTCTTGCCTTTACCTTTTGGCTTTGGGGGCATTGGCATTGGTGAGCTTGATGCTTTTGGACCTTTA